AACGAGCCTTTTTCATTATGGGAGTGTTTCGTGTAGTCATTGCCGTAGAAGAACTCCCACCAGCCCATATCAATTCCTCTGCACGACTCCTCACAAACGTAACATACCGGTGAGTTGCTTTAGTTTGTGTCGTGAATAACTTATCCCGGAAGAACCAGTGGAAAGCCTTAACCTTCGATTTTGGTTCTAAATTTACTTTAAATGTTGAATCAGATTCAGGTGTCGTGGTGAAAGGTGTATGCTTTTTTAAAACGTTCACTAGAATGTCATGACCAGATTCTACCATGTACAACCTCTCTTCGTTGCTAAGTTTTATCTCCTCACTTATCAATTGGAAACTGTTCAACTCGATGATAGCCGGGGTGTGACTATTTTCTGCACCTTGCCACCACGTCTGTGGGTGAAAAACGAGTTCAAACATAATTTTTTGCTTGTGAGCGGCACATACGGGAAAGTAATGACGATCTTCAACTTCCTTACGTAGTTCCGTCTTTCCATATTTGCGTGAAAAGAAAAATGAAAGTGGGATTATGAATCTATTGGAAGGTCCGTAACTAGAGGGGGCTGAGATACCAGGTGTAAAGTCTTGTGACATGTTTTGAAGCACCAAGTTACCCTTCTTGGACTGTGGATCCAAATACAGAGACTCGTGTATCATCTCCCAGTCGTCTGTGATTTCTTCAACCTTGATGTCATCCACATACATCGTGATACTTTTGAGAAATCCCCGACCAAGTGGGGTGGTATAGTTTACATCCCCCGTTTCCTTGGCTGGTAAGTTAACTTTAAGGTATAGGTTGGTGAGTAAGTCTCCCATGTTCTTGGGATCATACTCAACCTTAACAGTTTGATTGAAAGGCCACCCAGCCACACGACCCGGATTTAAAACATTTTTAGTTTTATGAAACTTTCTAAATTCTGAATGTCTCTTCACATCTTGATAGTCAAAGAAAGTCTTCTCTGGGTCTTTGGATAACAAGTAAGTGTCCTGTTTTCCAAAAGCTTTCAAGGAAAGTTTAGCAGCTTCACCCATACTTATCTATTAACTACATATTTTTAATATCATTCCCCCACATGTCAAGGTATCCCGTAGCTTCCAGTAAGCATAGTTCCTTCTTAAGTTTGTTTGATTCTTCGACCAAGGCCTTGACACGCTCATCCGTGTAGTCAACTGTCTTGATGTGCAGCAGATAGTCATAGGAACCATCAACCTTTGGGAACGACTGTCCAATTTCACGTTCGAGGTCTTGTTTCTTCTTCTTGAATACCACGATGTCTCCTTCGACAACCCTCTTAACAAATTGAGCGCGATAAGAGCACATATCAGATCGCTTCTTGGTGCTAGCGATGAGATATGCCTTTCTCTTTTTGTAATAGTCCAGTCGAAGATCGATAAAGTCTAAAAGGATTGTCTCAGCGTTGTTATACTTGCAAATACCCTTAGTGGGGTGGAATAGGTGCATGTTTGTGTCACGAACCGTCTTTTGAAGTTTGAGATCCTTCACAATATCCTTACCATCATACCCCTGTATGACGAAATCAACGTTTTCGGTTGTGCTGTTGTTCGTAAAACTTCCGATAACCTTCTTCTCAACAAGACTGTCTAGGTGCTCCTTGTAGTCTTGGGTCCACCTCCCGGGTGGAAGCTCATTGACCTTGACAGTGGTTCCGATGACCTGCCAAATACCCTCAGTTATCCACCCACCCGTTTCATCCTCAAAAACACGACCCCTGAATCCCCTGAACCAAGGCTTCATTTTCTTGATTTCTTTACCATTCATGAAATTCAGAATGTTTTTCTTGATGTCTTCGGGATTGAAGGAAGGGACGTAGCAACTGAAGCCAGTTCCAATACCTTCAGTTCCATTGACCAGCACTGTGGGGATAATTGGCATGTAGAATTCAGGTTCAATGGATCGCCCATCATCGTCGAGATATGTGAGAACAGCGTCATCCTTGGGATCGAAGATCTTTCGCGTGTCATCTGAAAGTCTCGTGAAGATGTAGCGAGTCTGGGAAGCGTCTTTACCACCCATCAGACGTGTCCCAAATTGCCCACAGGGTTCGAGAAGATTGATGTTATTGGATCCGGTGTAGTCATTGGCCAATTTGACAATGGTTTCAGCAAGGGAAACTTCACCGTGATGATACGCACTCTTCTCAGCCACATACGCCGCTAGCTGTGCGACTTTCATTTCATCTCTCAAATTCTTGTGGAAACATGAATACATCACCTTGCGTTGAGAAGGTTTGAGACCATCCGCTACATGTGCGATAGAACGCTTGAGATCGGCGAGACTGAAATTCACCAAATCCTTGTGAACAAAGTCAGTGATGGCCAATTGTGTCACGTTGCCATAGGGCACCTCAAGCTCACCAGTTTCTTTCGCGGTGCTCTCTAGGAGCCACGTCTTTCTCGCATCCGCCTTCTTCTTGTCAAACGCGAGGATGATGGACTCATCCGTCATCGCATCCATGTCGAATTTCACGGTGAGATCTTGAATCTTTTTGAAATATTCACGTGCCTCAGCACTGGTGCTGGTTCCCAAACCCTTGTAGTATTTAATTTTCCACCCAGACTTACCATTACCATACCAAGATCTGAACGCTGAGTCAGTGTAAAAAGACTTCGTCTCAGAACCCTTGGTAGCCTTGATGATCGGAGTTACCATACTCACGACAAAGTTGAACTTGAGGAGGGAGGGCCAAAAGTAATGGAACATGTTGAGAATGAGACCCTTGATATGGGAACCGTCATTGTCCGCGTCAGTCATGATCATGAGGCGACCGTAGCGAAGCTCTGAAACATTCGTATATTCCCTACCCTGTTGGAGACCCAAAATCTTCTTGAGATCATTGAACTCCTGGTTAGAGGTGAGCTGTGCCACAGAGGAGTCCCGGACATTTTTACACTTACCGCGAAGTGGGAACACACCATAATGATCCCTCCCAACCACTGAAAGACCCGCCACAGCCAAAGTCTTCGCTGAGTCACCCTCTGTGACGATCAGGGTGCACTTACCAGATTGAGCTGTGCCAGCCTTGTTCGCGTCATCCAACTTTGGGATCCCAGTAATCTTGGACTTACGAGCACCGTCAGTCTTCTTGAGTTCCTTCATCTCCTTGAACTTTGAGAGTGCTGTGAGTTCATCGGCAATCCCCGTCTTGAGTGCGTTCTTGACGAATGTCTTGGGGAGCTCAAACTTTGAACCAAAGTCAGCAGCCTTTGAGGTGCATTCAGACTTTACCTGGCTCGAGAAGGTTGGGTTCTCGATGGTTGCCTTCACAAAGATTGTAAAGGCGTTCTTCACTTGTTGCGGCTTGAGCTTAATCTTCTTCGCCATGTCCTCGATGATCCCATTCGCGATAAGGTTCGCCACGTGATCCACATGGGTGCCACCTTTCATGGTGCAAATACCGTTGACGAAAGAGACTTGCTCGAGTCCATTTTCAGATGGACCAATGCACACGGACCAGCGGTCTCCAGACACAGAGGCGACATCTTGGACGCCTTCATGCATCTTGGCATAGGCTTCAAAGTTCTGTTTGGGGAGAACGTCCCCGTTGAACTTCACCTTACAGTTTTGGGTTGTGCAGATGTTGGCATCCCAAACTCTCTTTTGGAAAATGTTGTAGATGGTGTCGTCCATCTTGGTCATCCCAAACCTCTTCCACTCGGGTGTGAATGTGATAGAGACGGATGATGTGGCACCGGAATGCTTTTTTAGTTTCGGGGGTTCACAGACGGTCATGTTCCTCGACCACTTTTGGGTATACGTCTGCTTTGTCTCATGATCCTTGATGATCACTGAGAAGTCACTAGAATAAATGTTGGTCAACTTGGCACCATAGCCATTGCGACCACCCACGATGCGCTTTTGTGTGTCATCATAGTTCGTGCTCGTGAGAAGGTGACCAAAGACAAGTTCTGGGTTCCAGAGACCCTCCTTTTCATGCATACGAACACCAATCCCACCGAGGGGTCCGTTGTTCTCAATAGTCACTGAGCCCACACTCTTGTCGATGGTGACAGAGATGGAACTAACCTGTTTGGGGTGGAGAGAGTTGCGGTCGATGGCGTTGACCAGGATTTCATCAAAAATTTTCAAGAGAGCTGGGGAATATTTCAGGTTCTTCTTCGTGAAGGTGGACCCATTGAGAATCCAGTAGGGTTCAGAACCCTGCTCGACTGGACCGACATATGAGTCAGGTCTCTTGAGGACGTGTTCAACGTGAGTGAGCTTTTGGACACTTTCCATATTTTCTTGGATTTATTACAAATCAAATCTCTAACTTAGGTAGTTTTTTGTCACGACTTCCACTTGTCATAGTAGTCAATAGTCGCAAAGGCATATACTGCACGAGTTATAGACTGGTCCCACGGGTTACCCATTTCGTCCATGTATGCATCAGGTTCAGTGTCAAGATAAGGGTTTAGTTCTGCACAGCGCAAATTGAGCTCTTTATGGATTAGATCGATGAGGTTGTCGAACTGATCTTGTGTGAGTGCTCGGACAGTTGTAGCGAATTTTCCGTCCATGTTCAAAGAATGACGTACTGTGTCGACACATTTGATGAAAATGCTCAACTCATGCACGTTAAAGGCGTGGAGGTTCATTGCTGCTTCGGACTGACCCATAAACCAGTTTTATAGGGGGTTCCTGAAAAAATGGTGGGATCAGAGAAATTGTCATATCGTCAGTTCATAACACGATGCACAAAGGACCCTGGCACGTGGGCCCAGATTTGGGTGTGTCTTGGGTGAATTTTGTATGGGTATTTAGTGTGTAACCTGTAATTTTTGTAAAAATTCGGTTGGGTGTCCGGATTATTTCAGGTGCGAGTGGGAATGACGAATTATGAAAGATCGTAGCACATTTTATATTACATTGATTTTCAAAATTCCTCATGAGTTAATCTTACTCTAAAATTTCACAATTTCCCCAAATCCTCCAAGACTTTTAACACATAATCACGCTCTACACGAGATGTTTCGTGTGAATTTAACATATAGGCAATTTTGTTAAATATTTCTCGAATTTCGTCACAAGACAGGGGTTTAATAGTCAGGAGTCGAGCTGTTTCATATAAGGATGTCATTTTTCATGAAAGTTTCAAAGTTTGGACTTTCACTTAAGTTTTTATTTTTTAATGAGAGAAGCTACAGAATACATAATTGGTGGAACAGAAATAGAACCCAAAGTAGTCATCGCAGCTACCTGAGCTTCTTCCGCTGTTTTGATTTCACCATGGATAACCTTGGAGATGGACCCCTCCATGATC